ATAGCAGCAAGGACAAATACCGTGTGAAGCAGTTCGGCTTACCTTACGATGATAAACGATTACCCAAGTATCATCAGGTTGTCTAACTTTACCACACCATGCGCATTGCAACTCATATCCACAACAAGTACACTTGCCATTAACTGTCTGTTCACCACACACCTGACATTTAGATGTGACTCTATACCAATTACCTCTCATAGTTGCCAGGTGACCATTAATGATTGTTATAGCTGGCCCAATTTTTTTATACCAATTTGTCATTTTTTTGCCTCACATTTTGAAATTTTATTGACAAGTGTTGCGTATTCTTCATCAGTTATCCGAAGGAAGCCATTCAACTTATTATTTATAGTTCCATAGCAATAACCGAATTTCTCACAAAACTTTTTTCTACCAAAAGAATCAATTCTTCTTTTAATAGCTTCTCTTTGCTTTAATTCAATGAATGTTACTTTCTTCACAATATTTACACTCCTTACGAAATTTGTTGTATATTACTTTATTACTGATTTACTAATTTTTTTGGCTCAATTTTTGTACTAATATTTATGTTGTTGTTATCACTAATTAAAATTTAACATAAAAGCATGTTGAGAGTCAACACATTTTTATGTTAAAAATTATAAAAGTTTGTTATTATGGCAGAACCATGTGAAATGGCCGTTAAATTAAAAGCATTACGCAATGCTATGGGTTTATCTGAGGCTAAGTTTGGTGAAAAAATTGGTGAAGTACAACAAAAAGTTGGTTATAATGAAAAGAGCGTTGATGTAGGTTCTACATATTTGAAGAAAGTTGCCGATGCGTTTCATTTCGATATGAATATTTTCATGAATGGAACTGTTGATGAGATTCTCAAATCTACAAAATATTATGTTAAATCTGAGAAAACAGAGGGCAACGTTAAAGATAATACTAGTGAGTCAACAGAAAAACATGTTAAAAGTGAGGACACAAACACAGAATCTGAATTTGCTGTTCATGGTAAGATAAAAGTTACTGTTAATGATTACATACTTTTAAGAGAACAGTTAGCAGTTGCAAAATCCGAAGCAAAGCAGATTCAACACCAAAATGAAGTAATGATAAATGGATTTGCTGAAACACTTAAAAATATTAATAATTATTTAATTAAAAACGACAACTCATTCCAGGAGAAAACAACCGGCCAAGGGAACCAGAAAAATGATTTAGTAAAAACTCGTTCCCAAGGTCGGCATGAGCAAGTTAAATAGAGGATATTTAGATTGTTATATCTTCGACGCTCCCATTTGACAATCAAATATGACAAACCGGAACAACATGTTCCGGTTTTTATTACATACCCAAATTAAACAAAGGACTAAAAATGAAAGCATTGCTGGTAACAATCTTTTGCTTTAGCTTCGTATATTCTGTTAGCCTTGATTCATTAAGCTACCCATACAGATTTAATAGGTCTGTAACACCTCAAGAATTTTATTTTTTTCAATCAAAACAACAAAAATTTACTATTACAAACCATGTTGGCGATACAGCTTCATTTCAAGGATATGCTAGATGTCAAAGTATTTCTAACCCAAGATCATTAACGTGGTTCACTATTGGGCAATACGATCAGTGTGCATACCTGTATATACCCTCTGGATCTGGTAAAATATGGATTTATAAAACAGACGAAAGAACACTGTATGGAGATTCAATTATTATAGACAGAGATACAATATTTATCGTACTACGAAAGTCACTAGATCTACCTTTTCAAACAAAACTAGTGTTTAAAGTCGATGGAGTTCTGGATTTTAGAAACACTGCAATGACATTTAAAGCAGGACAATCTTCAACTTTTAATATCAACAACCTCACATCTGAAACATGGTTTTTTACAAAGTCAGTTACATCTCCAGTAAGGTCACATTCAAAAAAATATTTTGCACAAGCACCAAGGTCATATTGCACATATCTGCTAAATGGCCGAAAAGTAGATGATAGCAAAATGGCTGCTATCAGGATACGCATTAAGAATCAACTATTTAAGCGATAGCAAAAAATAAAAAAATATAGAGCTCCCCCTACACACACGTATATGAAAATTGATTCATACACAAATACAAAGACTCACACACACACATATGTATATATATATCTGTTATCATCTAGATATATATATATAAGTATTTGATTTTTATTATGTTACGTGCTAACGGAGGTGATAACAACTTTCTTTATAATAATTTTTACGCTTTGTAAGTATTATAAAAATCAACATACTAAGCGTTGCAAGATTTTGCTATCATCTCAAAAACTGGCATATAGTGGTACAAACTGCTATACTTTGTCATGTTTAGCATCGATTTTAAACCAAACCCGGCAATAAAAGACTTCCAGCTTCTCAAGGAACGTGAAATCCCTTTTGCTACATCCAAAGGGCTTAATGGCATAGCTTTTAATACTAACCGACATGTGAAAGCTGTACTGCCAACATATATCGACAGACCAACCAAATGGACGATAAACGCACTGTATGTAACCAAGAGCACAAAAAAGCATCTTCAGGCATCCCTGGAATATCGGAATTGGGCAACCAAGGGAACTCCGACAGTTAAAATTATACACCATCTCGTGTACGGTGGTGAAAGACGTCCAAAACGCTCAGAAACCCTTTTAAGGCAACACGGGGTAATTAGGCAAGGTCAATGGTTAGTTCCTGCGCCTGGCGCAAAATTAGACGCATACGGAAACGTTTTGAAGAGTGATATGAGCCGAATGTTGTCAGCTTTGCAAGCAACACTAGATGTTAATCAGAGATCTAAAGGCGAAAAAAGAAAGGTTTTCTTCTTGAGTAAGTCCGGAAAAGCCATATACAAACGCCAAGATCGTTACGGAAGAGGACGTGTTGCACTACCGTTCATGTGGGTTGTTGATAAGCTAAACTACAAGAAAACTTATCCATTCGAACTGATCGTGAAGGATCACATACTGAGAGTCTACGAAAAGGAAATGACAAACGCAATTAACTTTACTATACAAACTAGAAAATAATACTTTACAATGTATAAAAGGTAGTCAATATACAAGTAGTAGCGTAAGTGTATATGTTTCAAATGGTTATAGGTTCTTTTAGATGTTTTGAAATGCGGGTAAATTGCGATCCCTCCATTCGCAGTAGTCAATAAGTAGTCAGTGAGGCGTCAGAAAAGAGATAGAACTATGGTTAAAAATTGCATATCTGGCATTGAAATGTGGCCCGTAAACAGGCTAAAACCTTTTGCCAGAAACCCTAAAAAGCATCCAGAGCAGCAGGTAAGCAAAATTGCAGCATCAATTCTGGAGTTCGGGTTTAATGATCCAATATCCGTTTTGCCGGATGGGACTATTATAACCGGGCACGGAACATACCTGGCAATCAAAAAGCTTGGCATGATTGAAGTTCCTGTTACTGTGCTATCACATTTAACACCGGATAGTATGAAGGCATATTTAATCGCACACAACAAAACTTCTGAATCCTCTTGGGATGAGGATCAGCTTACAGAACTGCTGGCAGAAATTGATGATGCAGGGATAGATTTTCTATCGGTAGGTTTTACGCATGAAGAAATGACTGTTCTTCTTACTGGTGAAAATTTTTTGGGTGAAGATGAAAAACCTAAAAAACAAACCCAACTTCCAGTAAAAAAACAAGAGATCACAAAAAAATCTGTTGAGAAAACAGGGCCTGTAGAAATGATCCGTACACAGGATAGCGCTTTTATATTGCTTCGAGAAATCGCTGATACAGATCCTGGAGAGGTTTCATTGACAATGCTTGAAGCGTGGATCAACAGGGCAAAAAAATTATGCCTCTAGTATCCATGAGAGAATATTCCAGGCGCAGGGGTGTTACTCTGAGAACAGTCCAGAGAGCGGTAGAGTCCGGTAGAATATCTATTGCGCGTAAAGACAAGAAAGTTTCATATATCAATACTGATGAGGCTGACTTACAGTGGGAACAAAACACTGATGAAAGTAAGCAGAATGTTGCAACTCGCGGCGAACTTGGAAAAGGCCCTGAGATTCCAGTAACAAATCCAAAGGTAATTGAAATTGATGATGATGAGCCTGAAACAAAAAGGACTAGCATTAGTAAAAACGAGCTAGCCGGGGGATCGACATATAATAAAGCGCGATCTGCAAAAGAAGTTTTCGCTGCTAAAATGGCAGAGCTTGAATTTAGAAAACGATCTGGCGATCTAGTTGAAATGTCAACAGTACGAATTGCGTATTACAATGCTGTTTCAATCAGTAAACAAAATTTGTTAGGGTTATCATCTCGGGTAGCTGCAATTGTCGCAGGTAAATTAAACTCTATGATTCAAAATGCAAAAACTATTGCAGATATAAAATTTGAAAATAGAGATGTAATGGACATTATTGATTCTGAAATTCATAACGCACTACAAAGTTTATCAGATGGCAATATCAATATCTCCTGATTTATATCAGGACAAAAAAACTATTGATTTAATTAAACTGTTCATGGAGTCATGGACTCCACCTCCTAATTATTCAATTGCTGATTGGGCTGACAAATATCGTAAACTTCCTAAGTCATCATCAAGCGAACCAGGACAATGGCGAACATCGAGAAACCCAGCACTAAAACAGATCATGGAGGAAATGAGTCCTCAGTCAAGATATGAAGAAATCGTTTTTATGAAAGGCTCGCAACTTGGCGCAACAGAAGTAATAATAAATTCAGCTCTTTATTACATTGCACATGATCCGTGTCCAATATTGCTAATTGAACCAACGGTTCATCCAGTTGCTGAAAGATTTTCAAAGCAGAGAATGCAACCATCTATTGATGCATGCCCGGAAATCGCATGTAAAATTGGTAACCCTAACAGTAAAGTAAGTGGAAACACTTTGCTTGAAAAAGATTTCCCTGGTGGAACATTAATCATTGGTGGAGCAAACAGTGCAGCATCGATGCGCTCAATGCCAATTCGCATTGCACTACTTGACGAAGTTGATGCATATCCATCAGATGTTGATGGTGAAGGTGATCCGGCAGAACTTGCAGAACAGCGAACTACAAACTTCTCCAGGAGAAAAATTTTATATGTTAGCACACCAACTAACTCGGGTCAATCTCGAATTGAAGCAAAATTTAACGAGAGTGATCAGCGGTACTATTATGTCCCGTGTCCTCATTGTCAACATATGCAAATTATTCAGTGGAGTCAAATAAAATGGTTTGACAGAAATCCTGATACTGTTCATCTGGTTTGTGAAAACTGTGAAGCAGCAATTTATGAATATCATAAAACATGGATGCTCGAGCGTGGTGAATGGAGAAAACATAATCAATCGTCACACATAGCTGGTTTTCATTTGTCGGGTTTATATTCTCCTATTGGCTGGAAGTCCTGGAAGCAAATAGTTCAAAAACATTTAAAAGCGGTTGGTGATCCTCTTAAACGAAAAGTCTGGACAAATACAGATCTGGGTGAAGTTTGGGAAGACAATGTTGGGTCTGTTGATTCTCACTGGATCGCTAAACGAAAAGAAATTTATAACGCCGAGGTACCACTGGGAGCTCGAGTATTAACTGCAGGTCTAGATACTCAAGATGACAGAATTGAAATCTGCGTTTATGGTTGGGGTGCAAAACAGGAATCCTGGTTGATTGATTACCAGGTGATTTATGGTGATCCTCAAAAAGAATCTTTCTGGGAGTTAGTTGAACGATATCTGTTTAAAACATTTACGCATGAATCAGGTGCGCTTATGAATGTAGCTGCGTCATGCATAGACGCTATGGGTCACTATACAGATGAGGTTTATTCTTTTTGCAGAAAAAATAATTTTAGAAGAGTTTTTCCGGTTCAAGGTAAGTCAACACCAGGGCGTGCAATAGTTTCTCGTGCATCGATGAGTAAAAGAGCAGGTGTATATTTATGGCAGCTGGGCGTTGATGCAGCGAAGGAAACGCTATATTCTCGGTTGAAGCAGACAGAACATGGCCCAGGTTACATTCATTTTCCGGCAAATTTACAAAATAAAGTTTTGGATGAAAAGTTTTTTGATGGGTTAACCGCAGAAAGGTGTGTAACCAGGCACTCATCAGGGTTACCAAGAAAACAATGGACGCTTCAGAAGGGAAAAAGAAACGAACCTCTGGATTGTACCGTATATGCATTATCAGCATTGCAAATATTAAATCCGTCACTCGACAAACTCGAAGATGACAAACCCTACACAAGTAATTTTTCACGGCAGGTATCTATTCGTACTCGACTAGGTCGGCGCGTAAGATCAAAAGGAGTTAGTGTATGACAGTACAAGAAGCACAGAATCAATTGAATTTGTGGATCGCTGCTGATGCAGCAGTAGCAAAAGGTCAAAGCTATTCAATTGGTGACATGGCATTAACCAGGGCGAATGCTCGGGATATTACTGATAAGATAAAATTCTGGCGTGCTGAGGTTGCTCGATTGTCAGCAACCACTAGTGGAGGCCCACGATTCAGACAAATAATTCCAAGAGATTAATTTTTGAACCTTGACACTTGAGGTGCACGTGGCTATACTTGTACATGAAACCACTTGCACGCCTCAATTTAGTTGACCGTATCATTGGTTATTTTAACCCGCAAGCTAGTATTAACCGCATAAAATATAGATCTGCTTTAGCTGCTGCTGCTTCAACTGGATATATCACTTTTGGTTCTGGCAAGAAGTCAATGCGCGGTGCATTTGCTACAAACAACAGCGCCGATCAAGATATAATACCAAAAATTGATTCCATGCGTGCTTCCTCCCGTGATCTTTACATGAACTCCCCTATAGCTACAGGCGCACTGCGGAGAGCACGCACGAATATTATTGGCTATGGTTTAACGCTACAGCCACGAATTGATAGAGGCAAATTACAGTTAACAGATGAACAGGCAGAAATCTGGGAGCAAAATGTTGATAGAGAATTCAGTTTGTGGGCTGAATCAAAATTTTGTGATATTACCAGAACCCAGAATTTTTATGATTTACAAGGGTTAGTGTTATTGTCTGCGCTCATGAGCGGAGACTGTTTTGTTTTAATGCCCTATGTAAAAGCTAATAATTTTCCTTACGAATTAACACTTAAAATTTTAGAGGCAGATCTTATTTGTAATCCAGCCAACGTCATGGATTCAGATAAATTAGCTGGCGGTGTAGAGGTTAATGATAATGGAGCACCTGTTAAATATTATGTCAGAAAACAACATCCCGGTTCGCTAAATCCATCATACGATTTCATAACAATAGATGCTTACGGCCAAAAATCCGGGCGTAGAAATGTACTGCACGTTTTTGATAAAGAACGCCCCGGTCAACGGCGTGGTATTCCAATGCTTGCGCCTGTTATCGAAAAACTGAAACAGCTTACCCGGTTATCAGAAGCTGAATTAATGGCTGCTGTTGTGTCTTCGTTTTTCACAGCGTTTATTACTTCCGAAGTGAGAGAATCAGATCCGGTAAACGATGGTTATGCTGGAACTGAAAATTCAGTAAAAACACCATTAGACACATCTGTAAACGAAATGGGTTCAGGCACGATTATTGATTTAGTGCCCGGCGAAAAAGTCGAGCTTGCAGATCCCAAGAGGCCAAACCAGGCATTTGAGCCGTTCTTCACGGCAATGCTTCGTGAAGTAGGCAGTGCTCTAGAAATACCTTTTGAATTATTAATATTACATTTCACAGCTTCATATTCTGCATCTCGTGCAGCGCTTCTTGAGGCATGGAAATTTTTTCTTCAAAAAAGAACATGGTTAGAGCGTGAATTCTGTAAACCTGTTTATGAAGAATTCCTTGCTGAAGCAGTTTCAAAAGGTCGAATTAAGGCTCCCGGTTTTTTTATTGATTATTCTGTACGCCAGGCATGGTCTGGCAGTAAGTGGAGTGGCCCAGGTCAAGGGCAATTAAATCCAGTTCAGGAAACACAGGCTGCTTTGATGAGAGTAAATGGTAACCTATCAACACTCGCAAAAGAAACGGCAGCAATTGACGGTGATAACTGGTTCACAATGATAAATCAGAGATCCCGTGAAATATCAGTTCTTGACAGTAAAGGGATGAACATAAAGATTGATACATCAAAAAAACAAGAGCCTGATAATGTGCGCGACAATGAGGAAAAAATAGATGAATAGTGCAGCGTGGGTATTATCACATGATTGGGCGATACGGCCAGAAATGCTTGAAACAATTATTTCTATTGCAACACGCCAAGCATCTGTTGAAGATTTTAAAGCACTGCAAACGCGGGATTCTGATCCATTAGAAGGAACTCGCAAGGCTGAAGTTCGTGATAATATTGCTATTATTCCGGTTATTGGCCCGATATTCCCAAGAGCAAATATTTTCACCTCAATCAGTGGTGCAACATCAATACAGACTCTGGCAAAAGATTTTACGGCAGCAGTTGAGAATGCAGATGTAAATGGAATTCTTTTGTTTATTGATAGTCCTGGAGGAGAGGTCGCAGGTGTTAACGAATTTCAGAAAGTAATTAAAGCTGCTCGAGGAGTTAAGCCGATCACTGCTTACATTTTCGGAACCGGAGCAAGCGCTGCATATTGGATAGCATCTGCTGCTGACAAAATAATAATTGATGAAACTTCAGTTGTTGGTAGTATAGGTGTGGTTGCCGGAGTACAGCAGTCATCATCTAAAACTATTGAAATTGTATCATCTCGTGCACCAAAGAAACGTGTTGACATCGAAACTGATGATGGTAAAGCAGAAATTCTAAAACGTATAAATGCTCTTGAAGAGGTTTTTGTAAATGCTGTTGCTGAAAATAGGAGCGTTAGCGTTGAATCTGTTGTAAATGATTTTGGTCAGGGTGGTGTACTCGTTGGTAAATATGCACTAGAAGCTGGAATGGTTGATGGTATTAATACTTTTGAGAATGTTTTGACTGCCATGATTAACGATTTTAAAAAACCGACATTAATCGGAAAAGGAGTGTTTATGAATTTGGAAGAGCTCAAAGCGCAGCATCCAGAGGTATATCAGGCTGCTTGTGCTGAAGGTGCAGAGGCTGAGCGCAATCGCATTAAGAGTATTGAAGCGATCGCTGTACCTGGTGCCGAAAAAATTATTGAGGAGCACAAGTACAATGGTTCTTCGTCTGCAGAATCTGTTGCTGTTTTAATTGTAAAGGAACAGAAAAAAGCAGCAGAACAGGCAAAAACTGACATTGAAACAGATGCTTCTGACGTTGCTGGTGATCTTAAAAAGCTTGATAATACTCCACCTCCTACTGGTGAAGATACCAGTGTTGAGAAAGAGATCGATCTGGCGTTTGAAAATCTCAAAAAAGCAAAATTGAAATAACCGGAGGTTAACATAATGACAATTCTTGGATCTGCATTACAGGATAATTTGGTTGTAAACAACAGTGAATGCAATACTGCTGATGTGGTTATTGCATCAGGCCAAAACCTGAAAAGAGGTTCTCTGCTTGGTAAAGTTCGTTATGGCGTTCCTGTTACTGGCGCGCTGGCTGGAACTGGCAATGGAACTATGACTCTTGTGAAGGGTGGCCCAAAAACAAAAATTGGTACATATACTGTAGCGTACATTGGAGCTATTTCTACCGTTGCAGCAGTTTTCTCTGTAACAAATCCTGATGGTGTTGTGTTAGGATCTGTTGAGGTTGGTCTAGGAAATAACGAGATCGCGTATTTCTTCAGTGATGAAATTTCTTTCAAGCTGCTTAATGGTACAACTGATTTCTCTACAGATTCAGTATTTACAGTTGCAGTAACTGGCGTTATTCCAGGAACGGCTTCCGTCAGCGGTACCGGAAATGGTACAATGCCACAGGTTGAAGCTCGCAGATTAATGAAACGCGGTGCTTATGTTGCAACTTGTGTTACTGCTGCAACAAACGGTGGTGTTTTTAATATTGTTGATCCTGATGGAAATACAATCGGATCAATTAACGTAAGCAAGCGAACTGGAACAGGCACTGGTGCTCTCACCGAAATCAAGGCTGGCCCATTATTCAAAGCAAACGGTGCATATAAAATTAAGTGCACAGTTGCAGCAACGAATGGTGGAACTTTTAGTGTTACAGATCCTGACGGAAACGTTGTAGGTACATTCTCTTTGCCTGGTTCATCAACTGGCAGTGCAACTTTTAACAGCGAACATATTTCATTCAAGCTTGCTGATGCAACCGATTTTGTTCAGAATGACGAAATTACTCTTTACTGGTTCGAATCAGATCAGATCGCTTGTGTAATTTGGGATGGTTCAACAGATTTCATTGTTGGTGATTCGTTTACTTGCACAGCAGCTCTTGCAAATGAAGAGTGTAAGCTAGTAAACCGGGATAATACGGACGGATCTCAGTTTGCATACGCAATTCTTGCTGATGATGTTGATGCAACAAGCGCAGCAGCAAAAGCAATCGCTTATTTGTCAGGAACTTTTAATGAGCGCCGTGTTTATATCGGTGGAAACGAAACTGTAGAGAATTATCGTGATGAGTTACGAGTTCTCGGAATTTACCTTGCAACATCAAGTAAAGCTGTTTAAGGAGGAACTGTGAATACTATTGATTTATACTCAATTAGGACAATGCTTAGAGCTCTTGAACTCGTTATGCCTCTTAGAACATTTCTAAGAGATGTGTTTTTCTCAAATGTAGAGCAACACGAAAGCGATACTATTGATATTGATGTTGTGAAAGGCGGGCGTAGGTTGGCTCCATTTGTTTCTTCCAGTGCTGCTGGAAAAGCAAAGGAGAAAAAAGGGTACGAAACACATACCTTCAAAATACCGTACATCAAAGAACTCATCACATTCACGGCTCATGATCTTTTGACTCGTGATCCTGGTAAAACTGTATACGATATGCTTGGCTCGGCAAACGAACGCGCTATTGCTAAAATGGCAAAAGAAATGCAAGAGTCAAGTAATGCAATTGATCGGCGTATTGAGTGGATGTGTGCTCAGATTCTACAGACAGGTAAGGT